ACTATTAACAAAGCTTAGAGAGAAAGGTGACAAAAAATCGCTAGGACAAGCTAAATATTGATTACTAGAGGTAAACGCCGCCGTAGCATTTTTACGAAAATTACTAAGCTGCACATTTTTTAAAATGCGTTCTTCAGCTTGAATAATAAAGGTAGACAAGGAATCTACAAAGGTTGTCTCTGTGTTTTCCGTGTAGTTCTGTATGGCTGTTTTTAATGTTGCAAAAGTAAAACTCATGTCGTCACCGTAACACTTCCTACCGAGCCTATAGCTCTAATTGCTATGCCTCTATCTGGAAAGCCCCCTCCTCCAACAGGAACTTCTAACGGCTCTATCCTGTCCGGACGAGCATCTCTTAATGCCTGGGCATCTGATATCTTAGAACGGGGCTCTAGCTGTGGTTGTTTAGCTTCAAACTCATCACGACCTACAAGCAGACCGTTCCATTCACGCCGCATATCTTTATATTTGTATCTAAACCCAGACCTATCTGATATGGCATACGCATTTTTTCCTGTTGCAAAACTACTCATTAAGTCACCTGAAAGTATTGATATTGCGGTACAACTTTAAACGACGCTCTATCTCTGTCTTCAACCATAGCTCTTTCAAACTCTTCTTCATACATAGCTTTCAATAACTGCGCCCTGTTAGGAGCTCTCTTAATAGAAATATAGTAAGCCAATCCTGCGGCTAAACACGGGTATAACCGAAAAGGCACATCTAACGTGTTTACAAAAGTATCCGCATCGTCCATGCGAATAAGCGCATCATAATGTATAACATCCGTACTGTTTTCCGGCACAGGCCACACTTTAAGAACAGGCGTAACCTGTCTATCTAAGAAAAATTGATTAGGTCTACCTGATGTAGTCTTGGTTGGAATAGATAAATACGCATCCCTGCTAATCCTAGATAACGCAAAATCAGTGCTGCTTCTTCTTACCACAACAGACAATATATCTATAACATCCGCGCTAAGACTATACGTTCCTGTGTCTTCCGTCATTGCTTGTGTTCGTTGTGTAATAGTCCATTGATTTAACCCACGGTTAGCCCATTCTGCTAACATAAGGTTTAAAGAGCGCTTTGCACTTTTAAGGTCGTAACCTGTACGGACCTCAAGGCCACACCGCTCAAAGGCTTCTTCTATGTAATCCGCGACATCTAATTCAAAATTAACACTTCCCGAAGTAGCCATTTATTTATCCTTTTTTTTGTCTGCATACATATTATCAAAGATTTGGTTAACGTCCAACACATAATCTAAATCGGACTTTGAATAGTGTATATGCTGTGACGGTTTAAAGTCTGGGGCTCCTTGTCCTGTTTCAAACCATGCAGGATGAGTAACACGAACACGGTTATTTGGCAAGGCTACTATATTTCCCGTGTATTCTCCTGCATCTAGCAACGTTAGAACATGGCTTTGTTTATGTTGTGCGGGGTCGTCAGCAATCTCATGGTCTGTGTAATCTACTGTAAAATGATACTTTGCAGGGTAAAACTCACCACCTATCTTTGCCATCCAGGGGCAAGGAGTTGCCCTATCTAAGGTATATACCGCGTGATGATGCGAGGCACAATCCCAAGGCTGTGCTAAATATGTCTCCATCGGCTCAGGCCAACCCTCAAACTCAAAGTCTCCTACCAACCCTGTTATAGGCATACGAGCCCACATAGCTCCACCATGCACATTAGGCTCATCCTCTTCAGCTTCACATCCTGTAAATATTACTTGAAAAGACAAGCACCTATTAGGCATTGTCGTGACAGCAATAGCCATTGCGTGTAAAAACTCCCCATGATATTTCTCATGGTTGTGTGTATATTCTCTTCGCACCCAACACTTAAAGTGCGGGATATTACTTTGTAAATACGGCAAGTTTAAGCCTTAACTAATTTCATTCCTTTTTTCTTAGCTTCAGCCCGTAGTTGTGTAACTGTCATAGTTTTCTTCACAGATCCACCTTTTGTCATTTTTTTAATAGGTCCACCCTTAGCCATCATTCTCTTTTTTATAGCGCCACCCTTGGCTTTCCTAACAACTTTCCCGCCTTTTTTCATTGCGTATGTCTTCTTTTTTCTCATATTAATCTCCTATGTATATAAAGTTTTTTTACGTCTATCGGACATAACTGCCCCACATCCTCTGGCAATAAATCTTTTGCCCTTTACAGAACCCCCGTCTATAAAACCCACAACACCACCCTTAGCTTTCTTTTCCGGCCTCGGCCCTCTAATATCTACGGTATATTGATCTTTCACCCGCCTACTAGCATTTAAAGGCATAACTGTTCGCATGAAGGTGGGAAGATCTTCAATCTTATAAGACATATAGTCTTTTACCGCCTGTATGTATTTTACGTCGTCACCAGAAAAACCTGCCATTATCTTACAAAACCTCCATTACCTAAACGAACTATAGCAGACTTAGTATTTTTTACTACAGTTTTTCCTTTTGCTCCTGCTCGTTTTTTCTTCTTAGCGGTAGAGGCTCTTTCTTTCTGAGACAAACTATTAGCCTTACTTCTAGGTAGACACCTATCAGGATTCTTTTTATCTTTAGATGTCCCGCACTTACCTTTTATTTTTCCGTCAGTGCCAATACGAACCCAGTCCTGTTTTACCCAGTCTTTAAGCGCTCCCATTACTTCTTCCTTTTAGTAGGTTTAATAGTTTTTTGAAGACTTTTTGCTTGTCCTGCGTGTAAACGAGAGGCCTTTTTAAGACCTTTAATAACTTTTTTTACAACAGTTTTTTTCTTTTTATCCATCATTTCTTTTTCTTTTTCCCTTTAGCGCCTTTAGCGTAGTTTGGATCTTTACAATATTTAGAAGCAGCCATGTTTGCGTAAGCACTTGGATATGTATCAAAAGTTCTCTTAGCCCATGCTTTACCCGAAGGGCATATCTTGCCACCCTTTTTCATCTTAACAACACCGCCTTTAGCCAATTTAATAGGTGGACACGCCCCCTTACCTAAACGGACGGTTCTACCTCCAGACGATACTTGCTTTCTCATTTGTGACCTGTTCATTGCTTACCCTTTGTTTAATAAATTCTTCCCATAAAGGCGTCAACATCCTGTTATTTTGGTCTATTTTAATGGACATGATAGCCGTGCGTTTATCAACATTAATTAAAGTATACGTCATCCAACCAACGCCTCCAACAACTATTGGAACTAAAACACCTAGGCTTATCTGTTTAATTAACATTTCCATCTTCGCCTCGCCTGTCTCAAACGACTATTTGGATTCTTAGCCGCCTTTGGAAACTTCTTCATTTGACCCGCAGAACGAGCGCAATATGATTTACGTCTTGCTGCCCGTTTACCTGTAGGTTTCTTCTCTGTAACAGCCGTTTTTAGTTTACTCCCGGGGTTTTCCCTTCTGTATCTAGCCACGCCTGCCTTGGTCATTCCCGCTCCAGATTTAGTAGAACGAAAATATTTCTTTGTCTTAGGTGGCTGTTTGTCTCGGGTCCTAGCCACAATACTCTCCTATGCGAAGAAAAACGTCATCATATCTGCATGGTCTAGCGTGTAGCTGACACTCATACCACTAGAAAACAAAACACCCTCTTCTGGAACAGTTCTGTCTGTAGTAGTATTTGCCGTCCCTATTGTTCTGGCTTTGAACAAAGTAGTGCCTGTTTCTGGCGTACCGTTAATAAAAGAAATAGTTCCTGCGGTACCGCCTGATACTACAGAAAGACCTTTTAACCGTACACGAGCGCCATCACCTATAGCTTGCGCACAAAGAGTACCAGACCCTACTTTTATATTAGCTGCATATTTCGCAGAACATTCTACCGCCGTTACTGTTAAAAACAATTTAGCCCCTGCTACAGCCTCTGCGGAACTCGTAGACGTAATTACTTCCGTCATAGAATCGCCAAAAACATCTGTTCCTGTAATAGTACAGGTTTTAGCATTATCGCCTGTGCCTGTAGTGGTAACTATAACATTTCTAGCAGCACCTCCTGCAAAAGTAGTATTTGCCATTGTAGCGGAAGTATCGGGCCGAGCTGCGGTAACTAAACGATCATCGTCGGAAGCGTTTTCATCGTTTACTGTTAACGCCCTTACATCTGAACTTGCCATTTGTTTCTCCTAAATTTATGGGGGAGTTTCACCCCCATTCAAGTTTTATTCAAAGACGTTTCTGCATATCGCTTGATAATGAACATTTAATGCTTCAGCGGCTGCCGCACCTGCTTCAATACCGATGTATGGAATGAAATCCACATCATCAGTTAAAGCGGCTGTTTTAACTGCTACAGAACCCGGTTGTACTGCTGTCACTGCTGTGCCACCTGTACTACCTGATGTTTCGGTAATATTGTACTGTATACCATTTATGAAACAGGTAGC